TTTATGGCTTGGATTGATAAGTTTTATTCGGACAACTATTAATCGTCTGTTTCTTCGGATTCTGGAGGTTCTACTTCTAAAGTAGCTTCCAGCATCCAACGGAACTTTGATAGTTGTGAAATTTGATCTTGTGCGTAGTTGCTGATGTCAATGTAGTTAACATACTCGGCAGCTTCGTTCAACAAATGATATTGATCAATCATAGGATCCATTAGATCCAAAACTGCTTGCAATAGATCATCGCTGTCGCCTTCTGTGGGTTCGTCAGCGATTGGACTTACATTCATTACAGTATCTAAACTATCAGGCATTGTAGCACGTATGCTACGTAATTTTTCTCCAAGTGTGTCAATGTTATCTTGGAAATATTCATAAATCTTTTGTAATAGTTTATGATCCTGATAGAAACTACGTCCCACAATGTTCACGTGCGCTACGTGACTGCGATAGTAACTAACGAAGTTAGCACTAAAAGTTTCTTCTAAAACAGTTTGTAAATTTTGTAAGTCCATATTCTATTTAACGTCTCACTTGTTGGGGCATTGGCATCTGATTGGCTTGCTGTATTTCTTGTGCAGTCCAAGGACGTCTTGTATTTGGATTTATCTCCATACCGCGATATGGACCAGCTGTGGGAACTTGCGGACCTGTGCTGCTAGGAGTTAATGCCAATTGAGCACCCATTACTGGAGCACTACCTGCAAAACGAGCAATAGGAGCCATAACACGACCCACAGGAGCCAATGCTTCAGTAACAGGCGCCATTGCTTGTGCGGCACGAGTGCCATATTGTTCTAGTGTGGGCCCAACTTGTTTGGCCATATTAACGGCTTTAGCCATCCAGTTTTCGCCTTGTGTAGCGGCTTCAGCACCTTGTATAGCGGCTTGTCCTGGTTGCGGAGCAACTGGTGCTGACATTGGTTGTGTTGGGGCAACCGGAGTGCCACGAACCATATTGTTCATACCTTGTTGCAAATTTTGAACACTTGGATTTGTGGATTGAGGTGCCGCACCACCTGTTAATCTTGACAACTGTTCTCTCATTGCAGTGGTATCTTGGCCGAAACGATCTGCCTTGCGAATTGTTTCAATCAAATTATTAATATTGGCTGCTTTCCATTGTTCATAACCACCACTAACAATATCAAAAGGTAATTTGGCCAATTGGCTAGCTTGTTTTACAACAGGTATCCTATCTGCAATACTTTGTGGTAATGCAGCCAATCCTAATTCTGTTGCAACAGCAGTAGTCTTGGGATTATTCTGCATCATCTGCAGACCTTCTGCTACAGTGCCTGCTGTATCAGTTTCGCTGGTAGTAACAGGTGCAGTAGGGTAAGTTGTGGTAGCTTGTGGAACCGGCAAAGTATCTGGCAAATTACTGCCAGCTGAACTAGCCACTGCTGGAGTTACACCAGTTTGTGGTGTAGCTTCATTTTGTTCATAAACTGCAATATCAGCGTCGCTAAAACCAGAATCTTTTAATTTTTGTCTATCTTGTGGTGTCATCTTATTTCCCTAAAGCCTGTTTCATTTTAGCAAGTTTTGCTGCTTGTTCACTGCCGCTTGTCAAATAATTCCATTGATGATTTGCAGCATCGTATTCTGGAACAGGATATTTTGCGTAAGATTGAATAATTGTGGCAACATAATTTCTGTAAGCAGGATCTTTGCTGTCACTTGGAATAGGTTGATTACCCAACTGTTGTGCAATCCATTGTGTTCTGGCTACGTTAATCATAGCCAATTCTCTTGCACGTAATTGTTCTTCTTTTGGCCAAGTCGCACTTAATTGTTTATTGCTTTGAATATTATTAGTTACAACATAATCATTTTTAGCCTGTGCTAGATCGGCAAACCATTTTTCTCTATTGTTGTTTTCCAATACAGCGGCAGGTGTGCTGGTTGCAATATTTGACAATAAACCATTCTTAGTTTGATTGAATTCGTTTTGAGTAATGCGTTGAATGCCAGGCAAGTTTTGACGAACCAATGGTCCATTAACCATACCTTGTAAACTATTGTAACGAATTACATCATCCACCATTGATGGATTCAAACCAATTTGTTGCAATGCTTGACCCAATGCTTGTTTATCCGGAGGATTATTAGGTGTAGTGCCCAACAAAATATTTCTAATTTGATTATAGCCTGTGCCAGTTCCGCTGAATACACCTACAATAGCAGGGTTATTGGCAATGATATCATTTTGCTGTTGTTTAGCATTTTTAATAGTAAAGGCTTGTTGTGCTTCATTGCTGATTTGTTGTTGAATTGGCACAAAGGCTTTTTCTTGTTCAGCTTGTAATTCGATTGGCAATTTTTGTCTTGCTTCACTGACCGATGATTGTGCTTTGATACGTGCTTGATAAGCAGAAATCGATTCGCCAGGTAAACGTCCGCCAGCTGAACTAACAACAGGTTGATTTGTTACAACAGGTTGATTTGTATTTCTTACTGTAGGTGCAACAGGTGCATTGATATTTTGCGCAGGTGCAACAGGTGCATTGATATTTTGTGCAGGTGCCGCAGGAGGATTATTTAAATTAACTGGCGCTTCAGCAGGAGGAGAAATCATTTGACCAGTGGTTGAACCTAATATTTGATTCAATGCTGGTGCACCTAATTTATTAGAAATTAGTTGTCTTGCTTTGTTAATTTCACTGCCATCACCTGGATCGATACTTGCAGATAAACGCAACAATTCTTCAGCACCAGCAATGCTAGGTTTAGTAGCAAGATTGATTTTCGCACGGTCATAATCAACCATTGCACTTGTAGTTACACGTTCAGGAACTGGAACTTCATTGCCTGTATATACTTGACCGCGATTTGGTCCTATAACGTGAACAAATTCTGGTGCGCCTGTAATTGAATTTTGACGGCTTTGTAAAATTTCGCCATTGCTTAATGTATATTTGCCACCAGTGAAACTATAAGCGTGAGTGCCCATTTTCATCGCACCAGCTTGCAATTGATTTAATGTAGCATCGGGCTGTGCTTTGCCATCTGAATCCCAAGCACGAGTAATCATACCACGTGCATCTACTTCAGCAGCATAAGGTTTACCATTAATTTGAAGTTGCTCAATTTTTGTAACTGGGTGCAACTTATTCATTTCTTGTTGTGCTTGTTGATCAAATCCTAGACGTTTGAACAAATAGGCTTTTATATAACTGCCTTCATCAGACTTAAGACTACGAACAACTTGGTTTGTTGCACTTTGATCGCCAGCCATCATCTTTTGCACCAGCGCAGCCGCTTTGGTTTGATCTATTTCACCTTTGGCTAATCTTGCAGTCATTTCACTGGCCAGGGCTTTAATTTCTGGAGGATAATTTGGGTTACCAGCAATAGCGTGTAACTTATAGATATCTCCCTGTGCATTTTGCAAATCAGTTGCCCATTGAACAGGAGCTGCCGCGGGAGGAACAGAAGCTGCCGCAGGAGGTGTGCCTTGTAAATTTTGTGGAGCAACATTACTAGGTTGCCCTTGTGCAGCTTCAGGTAAAAATTTAGGTTGTGGTTGCAATTGACTAGGATTTATTGCATTCATCTCACCTGCTAATTGAACAGCAGGACCTACTTCAGGCATAGGAGGCATTTCAGGCGCAGCATTTTCTGGCTGATTTTGACTCATCAATGTTCTAGCATCGGGCGGCATTTCCACCGGAGGCTTAGGCATATTCTGAGGCTGAACATTGCTGGGTTGACCTTGTGCAGCTTCAGGTAAAAAAGCAGGTTGTTGTGCTGTTATATCCGGAGGAGCAACTGGCATTGGAGCTGGCTGTGTGATTACAGGAGCTGGTGGTTGTTGTGGAAATTGTCCAGCTTCTGGCAAATATGCTGGAGGATTTTGTTGTTCGGTCCATCCGCCTGCTGTAACTGTGGGAGTTAATGGATTGGCTGCACTTAAATCCTGTGGGCTACCACTAACAGTCATAGTTTGTTCACCGGTAACAGGATTTGTTTTAATTGTTTGTGTTACAGGTTTAGCATTTGCGGCAGCTTCTTCATCAGTTTGATCTCCCAAACCAATTCTGCGATTTAGATAAGCACTAGGATCAGAGTAGATATCAGACACATTGTTAATGCGATTATCTATTCTGTTACCTAACGCTGTTCCCATTGTATCAAAAAAACTCATATTTTATCCTTAAATGCTGATGCCCATATTGTATTTGGTGCCAGTTGTTGTAGTATTTTGTGTTCCAGCAAAATTAGGATTGTAACTAGAACTTGGTGTTCCAAATATAACCGATGCATATTGATTATACAACTGTTGTGGGGTCATTGAGGCTGTAACTTGTTGTCCAGCAGCACCAATAGCTTGACCAATACCACCTTGTCCGATACCTGCTAGACTTTGTCCAGCTGCCAAACGTTGCGCGGCAATATCTTTTAATACACCAGCGGCAGCTTGTTGTTGCAGAGCCTGTGTTTGTCCTGCTAGTTGCGTTTGTGCTAGAGCTTGACGAGCACTGCCAATTTGTCCAGCACCACCAAAGCCTGCTTGCAGTCCCGCTAAGTTTTGTTGATATTGCATTTCAGCAGGTTGTAGTGCAGCCTGTAATTGTTGCGCTTCATAGTCATTGTTAAACAAGTTTTCAAGACCACTAACACCAGTGCGTAATGCACTTTCGCCCGTTGAGCCTAATGTATTCTGTGCAGCACTGGCAGTTCCTGCCAAATTTTGTGCGGCATTGGTAACACCACCTGCACCTAGGTTATAAATGTCCGTTGCACCACGCACTGCTTGTTCATATGTTGGAGCAATGGTATTTGTAAAAAAGCCTGTTTGGGCTGCTATCTGTTGTCTTTGTTCTGGGCTTAATTCAACTTGTGCTGTTGATGATCCGCCGCCTTTTCCTAAACTCATATCTTTTTCCTTATTATGGTGCTACTGGTGTTACACCGCCATAGCTGGTTGTGCCAGCTGGGCGTATATTATACTGTGGTATTGTGCTGGACAATGCTGCTTGTTGTGTTGGGCTTAACATATTTCTAATGAAACCTTGCACATCAAATGGCTGCGGTCCTTGTTGCACACCCCACGGACTAACAGGAGCATTGGGCATATTATTATAATTAGCCAAATCTGCTTCAGTGCCTGCGTAGGGATGGTTACCCCATTCATATTGTGCCTGCACTGGATTATTAGTTTGATAGTAAGGCGTTGCTTGAACCCAACCTGGATTAACACCTGGATTAACTAAACTTTGTGTCTTACCCCAAGTCAATGGAGGCAATTTGCTCCAAGTGTGTATATTGTTTTGTGCTGGTGTCGTCATACCTTCTACGATTTTAGGTAATGCTACTGCGCCAACACCAACTCCAATATTTGTGCCATTAATTAAATCCGAATATTTTNCAGGATTGGTATAATCATAGGTATCTGGTGGTTGTGTAACTGGTGGATTAGTTACTGGTGGATTAGTTACTGGTGGTTGTGTAACTGGTGGATTAGTTACTGGTGGTTGTGTAACAACCGGAGGATTAATTACTGGATTTACAGGAGGAACAACAGGCACTGCAGGTTCAACAACTGGAGGTTGTGTAACAACTGGAGGTGTTTCGGGCACTGTTACAGTTGGAACATAATTTGATCCACCTGGAGCATATGATCCACCTGGATTATTGGATACGGTTGTAGTTGGTATTGGACCAGGAGGTAATGTTGTTGTTTCAATTGGTGTAGTTACAGATTGTGATGGTGTAACTGGTTGTGTAACTGCTGGTTGTGTAACTGGATTTACAGGAGGAACAATAGGCACTGCAGGTTCAACAACTGGAGGTTGTGTAACAACTGGAGGATTAGTTACCGGAGGTGTTTCAGGAACTGTTACAGTTGGAACATAATTTGATCCACCTGGAGCATATGATCCACCTGGATTAGTTGATATTGTTGTTGGCGCCGATGGAGCAGCAGGAGGAACCACAGGAATGGCTGGTGCAGTGTCAACTGGTGAAGCAGGAACTTCAGCTGGAGCAGGCGGTGCAACCACTGGTGCTTCAGGACTTGGAACAACCCAACTGCTGCTTTCAGAATCCCACATTGCTGTGCCAGCGTTTACTTGACTTAATGTAGCTAATTCGTGACCAACAGGTAATTGTGTGCCTGCAGGAGGAGGAGATTCGGCAAAATGTGCTGTGCCACTTACATCTACTTTATATGGTGTTTCTGCTGCGGCGGTTAACGGACTTGGTGCACCAGCAACTGGTTTACCCGATTCGACCCATTTCATAGTAGAATCAAATGTTTGTTCTGTGTTAGGATCATACCAAAGTTCATTACCGGCTGCATCTTTAACCGCAATCATATTTTGATGTGCTAGATCAATTAATTGTTGTGGAACTGGTTGTCCAGCCGAGGCTAAATTTCTAGCGTCGCCGAATGCTGCGCCAGGCCCTTCGATAGTAGTGCCGCCATCTGGCCAATGTATAACTTGACTGTCTGGAGGATATCCTTTAAGCATCGCCTTATCTACAATAGCTTGATTTGCTAGTATCTGATTTCCGTCTGCATCGTATACATAGCCGGCATCTACAATTTGTTGATTCCAAGTTTGACCAATCCAATGTTTTGATCCATCTGCGGCAATATAATCTAATTTGCCAGTAGAACTTTTTACTAAATCAGTCGGATCAACACCTGCGTTAATTAAAGCAGCTTGTTGTTCATTGGGCAATTTAGCAAAATTTTGAACACTTAAATCTTCAGGTGTGGGTGCAACACCAAATAATTTTTGATTATTAATAATGGCTGTATCGATTATACTAGAGCTTGCTCCCACTGTTTGTAGATAAGGAATATCAGCTAAGGTCCAACCTTGACTGGCATTTAATGCAGCTATTGGATCTGAACTTTTATTTGCAAGATCAATAGCAGCTTTGGGCACTCCGGATCCAGTTAATTTTTCTGCTATGGTTCCGCCAATATAAGCGCCAGCACCACTTAGAACTGCACTCTTAAGAATATCACTGGGGCTACCACCTTTTAACGCAGTGATACCTCCACTAACAACACCGGCTCCCACTGCTGTGGCAGTTAATGCACTAACTGTTCCTGCTGCCACAGCATCACCTAATAACGCTGTTCCGGCCAACGGACCTAATATAGCTACGGCGGCTACAGGTAAAACAACGTTATTAACAAAATCGCTAAACCAACTCATAGTTCTACCTTATAAGTGTAATTTTTATCTTTGGGCATACTACGTTCAAAACGTAGTCCCAATTTTCTCATCATAGTATCATAGCGTGTATCATCGCTGGTTGTAGTAACGTGTGTAGCGTGAATGGCTTTTAGATACTTCATTAATTTTCCAAAATTCTTAGTAAATGTATTAAAGTTTTTAATCAAACTTAGATTATAAACTTCTACTTGATTCTTTTCTTTTACTAGAATTAAAAATACTGTGTCATTGAAATGAACTAGTTTACCGCCTGGACGTTGAATTACTTTGGCAACACCAGCCAAACATTGCTGAACTTCTTCAGGCGTATTAGAAGTTTTTTCAAAGAATGCAGTAATAATCTTAACGATTTGTTGCTGTTCTTTGGGTGTAACTTGATGATTATCTATGTTCATTTCTTGCATATAATATTTAGTTGTTATAACCAAGTAGGTTTTGGAGGCCATATAATCGAATCAGGAAATCCTGATTGATTGGGCACATCTAGTAGAGCTTGTCGATAAGCAGACAATTCTGCTTGTTGTTCTGTGGTCAAACTAGCATACCAAACAGGGTTAACTCGATCCACAGTTTGATTCAACACAAGATTTCTATCTTGGCGTTTTTTAATAGCCAATAAAATATTGCCTGAATCGTCGGGAATATCATCTATAAATGTATCTGTCATCGTTTTAATGCCTGCACTAAAATGCCTTTATTGTTAACATCGGACACATATACAATAACATTGCCTGTTGTTGTATATTTGTTATAAGTTGCAAATATATATGAACCAGCATTGGCCAAAGTTGTAGTATACCCGGTTAGATAATAAAGATCTTGAGTTTGTTGAAGATTGCCTGTTGTATAAAAAGTATAATCATATTCCAAATAATTTAAAATATAACCAAGACCGGTAGCAACTTCGACCATTCGAATAACTGTATTCGAAGCCAATGTAGCACCAGCACCAACAACTCCAACGTTGCTTAGATAACTTATAACACCCTGACTGGCTACGGATACTTTAGTATTTGCCACACTGGTTGTAATTGTTACGTTACCTGTAAAATTATAAAAAACATTGGCTGTGGGACTAAATCGAATAGTATCGCCATTGCTAAATGTTCCGCCAAAATCACTGATAGCATTGGTAGTGATATTAGTAGTAGCCACAGTATTGGCAGCAATTTGATTACCAGTAAGCGTAGACGTTACAACGTTATTGGCTGTGATTACCACGTTGGCCACACTGGTGATATAATCTAAATTAACAGGCACTGCATCAACTGCTTGCAGATATCCTAGGAATGGAGCAGCGGTTGAAACATTATATTGTATTTGACGTCCACCAAATACTTGATAGAATAAAAATTTAGTTGTGCCAAAACCACCACCACTGACCTGCGTCCATTGATAATCTGCAGGACTACTTGAACCTGTTGTGCTGGTAGAGTTTTGAACACCAAAATATGTGGCATTGGTTGGACTTGTGCTGAATCCAGTTGATCCAGTTGCACTTGTGGCATATCTAATATGTAGATATGGATACAAGTAACTTAGATATGAACTACTAGATGTAGTAGTAATTTGTCCACTGGCAGCATTCGCTACCAATGTATTACCTGTATTACCACTGGTATTACCGGTTGTTCCTTGTGTGGCCAGCAGATAGTTAACCGATGATATAATATCACCGTAGGGATCACTGGTGCTTAAGGCAAAATTTGCCATTACCTGTCGTCCTCGATAATTGTGTTTTGCCAATTAATGGCAGTCATTGAATATGAATCAACATTACTGTTTGTTGTAATTTTAACACTGACCACACGTTGATCATTTTGGTTAATTTGCGTCCAAGGATAATTTGTGTCAATAGCCATACTAACTGTGGGTTTATATGAAATGTTAGCACCTACGCTATTTGATCCTCCCACTGTAACATTAACGTTACCAGTGCCTACTACTTCAGGTAGTATGCGATGCACCTGCACTTTATTGCTGTATGGTTGACCAAAGCTGATGTTATCTCTTTCGAACAACGTTGAAATAGGAGCACCATTAGCAGTGGCATTACTCATAAAACTAGTGCCCTGATCTTTTTGCACTAATTTACTGCCGGGTGTGCCGCCTTGTGAATATACCACAGTTCTTGTGGCTTCATTATAACTATTGCCTGACCAAATAGGACTTTCTACTGCGTGGCTGGCATTTTTAACTGCACGTGGTGCTTGCCATACATTTAAGTCATATCTATAACCTAACATTTGATTACAATTACCTGTGCTGTTTAGATCTGGATAATAAAGTTCGATTTGATTTTTGGCTGTGTTATTAACTATAAACGTTTGATTAGCATAGCTAGGATTTAAATTTTGAAAGAAATAATTTCTTACTCGTTGATTGCCTAGGCTTTTAAAATTGCCACCGTCAAAAACCCAAATGTCACGTGCATCTAAACCATACACAGCATTGTCTGCATTGGCCCAGCAGTTTTCATTTAGTAAACCGCGGCCTTGATTAATTAATCTAATACCAAATACAGGTGCACTGGTAGATGTATATGCAATGGGACTGAACACACAGGTATCCCAATAGCTGCAAACATAAAAATTGCCATTCATTGGAAATCCATCGATGGCAGGTCCGCGTAGGGGAACTTCCAATTCGTTAGCTACGTTGGTTGCTGTAGGAGCCCAAGTTGTTGGTCCACTGTTTAATCCAAATGCCTGGCTCCAACGCACAGTGCCTGGCAAATTAACTATTGTATTACTTGTAGTGTCTGCTTGTAAATTACCTGCAATCAGCAATGATCCTACGTTGGGGCTGCTGAACAATCGCATAAAACCTGCACGTAGTGCAGTATAGCTAGTATTATAGTTCCAAACATAGTTTGTGCTGCTGGGCGTAGAATTAGCATCATTGCTGTATAATTGAAAATATGCATCTGTGGGCAACAAATACATAGGAGGATTAATATTGTCATTAATAAACAATACTTGTCCATTCCAAGAATCTGTAATCTGACTGCTGTCTGTGTAACTGGTGCTGATGTAAGTATTGGCTGCAGGAGTTAAGTTAGCAACACCTGCGCCATCTAGGCCATACCAATGTCCTTCTTTGGTAGCTACAACAAACCAATAAATGTCATTAGCACGAAAGCCGGCTGAGGTAAAAATTACATTACCTGTGATTGCATCCAATATTGGTGCATCGCCTTTTACTGAATTGATAGCTCTATCATTTGTTTCAATGTTGTAGCCGTTGTTAAATTCCTGCTCTGACAAGGCAGCACTAGGTATGTCTGGTGTAAAAGACATATTAGTAAATGATGTTTTGATTGGTTTGACTGCCATTTAAATTCCTAATTATTTTTTTGGATGTATGTATATTTAATAACACAAATCCCGTCGCCGCCAGGAGTGGGCGTAAAGTTGCCAGAAAATCCTGCTGTGGTATTGGCTAGAAGAATTGAAGCACCACCATTACCGCCGGATCCAGCAACTGCTGCGGGAGGAGTTCCATATATCCAAGTTGCATAGGTATTACTGTTGCTGGGTAAACCATTAGCTGTCATAGTAGCAAGAGCTGCACTGATATAAGGCCCCCAACCACCAGTGGCATAGGTTACGTTAGCACCTGATATATTGCTGACTAAGCCATCGCCACCAGTTCCATATAAGCCTGTGCCATATTTGCCAGCGCTGGCAAAGCCACCGCCACCACCTGCAGATCCTTGTGCAACGTTACTGACAATAGATCCAAAACCAGCAGCACCATTGCTGCCTTGTGTATTAGCTGTTATTTGTTGTGCGCTTGATTGCCAGCCTGAACTAGTGCCTGCAACAATTTGTGAACCCGATCCTGAAGCAAATGGGGTATAAATTAAACTTGATGAACCACCGCCCAGTGCAGTGTAACCAAATGCTGCAGAATTGTTGCCGTAGCCTGGATTGTTATTTACACCTAACGCTCCTAAACGACCGCCTGTGCCCACTGTTATGGTATAACTGCCAGACCCTAACCAGCTGGCAATATTGCTGGTAATATCTACATTGGCAACAACTCCGCCGGCACCTCCGCCTGCTGCGCCAGCTATTTGTTTGTCTCCCAATGCAGCATAGGTATAAGTTAAATCTTGGCCAGCTCCGCCACCAGCCACTAATAGCATAGTGCCTGTAATAATAAATTGATCTGCAGGAGGTGTCCAAGTAGTGTTACTGGTAAAAGTAACTACGTTGGTTTGTAATGTTGTGAATTGTTCAATTCCACGTGTGCCTACTACAACATTACCATTTATATTAACACCTGCTTGAACTGTTATTGTCATATTAATAATACGTGTAACTGATTACACAAATTCCATTTTGTCCTGAGCTAGCGCCAGCGCCTTTATATCCGCCACCGCCTCCTCCACCGGGTGTAGTTGATTGAACTCCGTAAGTAATTGTTGCACCAGATCCTTGTTGATAAGCTCCTGTGCCACCTTGTGCGTAATAGGTATTTGTTCCGCTGATGTTATCATATATGCCAGGCCCGGCTGTGCTAGGAATACCAAATGTTCCTGCTCCACCTGCTCCACCACCAGCACCACCATTATGTTGATCTACTGCAATGTTATAATTTGTAGATCCAGCATATCCTACACCATACCCATAGGTATTATTTTGAGTAGATACACCACCGTTATAGGTGCCCGCAGTATTACCAGCAGCTCCGCCACCGGATCCTCCAGCTGCACCAACATTTAACCAGCCACCACCACCACCACCTTGTGCTGTATATCCAAAAGCAATAGAATCATTGCCATTAACACTGGCATTGGCGCCCGCTGTTGCAACACCACCAGTGCCTACAGTAATTGTATAACTTGATCCAGGAGTAATTGCACTTTTAATATCGACGTTGGCTATTAACCCGCCAGCGCCACCACCACCGCCTGGTGTTAAAGTATTGCTGGTTGATTGTGTGCCACCTGCTCCACCACCACCTACCAATAACATTGTAGCATTAGCAATGTTTCTGCCAGAAGGAACACTAAAAGATCCGTTGCTAGTAAAGGTTGTTACCACTGTGGTATAATTGATAGGAGTAATTGTGATACCTGGGCCTATTGTGATACCTGGGCCTATTGTAAATGCCATATTATAGTCCTATCCAATCTTGTTGTTCTTCGTCCCATTTATATAATGGAGATCTAGGATCCGAACGATCCGCAGGATATGGTTTTGGTCTCCACCAATTACAAGTTGCTTCATCAAATACAAATGTTCCTTGATCTTTGGGAGGAATAAAAGCATTTCGAGCAGCATCATATATAAAGCCAGGACCTGCAAAGTTTTTACGAAATGGAGTTCCTTTTAAATCGTGTTTATTGCCGCGAGTATTATAACTGGTTTGAATCCAACGACTAGGATCACCCAATGCTCCGCTGTCAATGACATCTTGTTCTGCTACGATTACTCGAAGCACTGTATTGTTTTCATCAATTTCTGCAAAATGTGCCATTTCTATTCCTTAATAACTTATAATAATAATGCCGGATCCGCCTGATCCAGGATCGGGCCCATAGCCGCCACCACCGCCACCACCGGTATTGGTAGAGCCTGCGCTGCGATTACCATTTCCGAATACATAACCGCCGGATCCGCCACCGCCTGTGCCTGCTGCACCACCGTTGTGAACTTGGTCAGATCCACCTCCACCTCCAGCGTAATACGTAGGAGTTCCGCTGATACTAAATTGATATCCAGTGCCGCCATCGCCACCTTGAGTTGATGTTGCTGTTCCGCCAACTGCGCCAGCACCACCGCCACCACCGCAAGCAAAATAGCTGGTATTAACACCGCCACTTTGACCTCCACCTGCATATCCATAATTCGGGCCGCCGGTGCCGCCTTGTGTAGATGAACCACCGCTACCAACGTTGTATCCTGCGCCTCCACCAGATCCACCAGATCCACCATTGTTGTTATGGCTTCCATATCCACCGCCATAACCAGTTAATGTGGAAAATCCCGATCCTGTAATTGAACTGTCATTACCTGCACTGCCCCAACTACCATCGCCAGGGCCGCCTCCTGCGCCTCCAGCTCCAACAGTCATTGTATATGTTACACCTGGTGTAACTGTGATGCCAGTATTGTAATATACGCCTCCAGCTCCGCCACCACCTCCGGCCCAAGCAGCTCCACCACCACCACCACCCACGATCAATGCAGATATACTAGTTACACCACCAGGGCAAACCCAAGTATTGGTGCTGGTAAATGTTACTACTGTAGGCGCAGGTGGAACATAAGGCCCAGGATTAGCAGTTTGCAAACTGCTTAATTTAGTTCTCGCCAAAGTGCGTGTGCTGGCTAGACCAATACTCATATTAAGATACCTCTGAACCGAACAAGTTGAAACTTACATTTGCTGTGTTTGCATATACTTGAATTTCATCGCCTGCTGTGCCCAAACTAAAACCTAGAGTCAACAACATTGTGTCATTGTAAGCAATGGTTGCTCCACTGACCACATAACTGTTGCTGCTGATAGATCCGCCATTGGGGATGAATACCACGTTGGCAGTAATATTACTGCTGTTGGTATTACAAATACTCAACGTCGACACCACTGTTTGTGTGCTGCTGGGCACGGTATACAATGTAGTTACTGTGTTAGCACTTGGTGCTTGTTGTCCTAAAATTTTATAAACTGTTGCCATCTTTTTTCCTTTTACATTCCTGCTAACAAGAATGGATTAAATCCACCACTGGATGTTGCTATACCTGTCAATTGACTACCATTACCAATAAAGTTCACAGCAGTAATATTTGCTGTGCTGACCATATTGGCATTTGTTTCAATATTGCCTGTAGAATTACTGATTACAAATTGATGACCTGTTCCCGGATCGATCAACGCACCATTTAATTTGGCACTATTCAATGTGCCACTTGAATCAAAGTATACAAATGTAAATGGTCCTGAAATTTGGTTAAATCCAATACCATATATGCTGTTGTTTAATACAGTAAAGTTTTCATTATTGGCACTGCCCAAGGCCACAAACGCATTAGCTCCACCTGTTGGACTTGCACCCATTGCAATGGATCCATTGGAATTAGGTAAACCAGGATTGCTGTCAATAGCAATAGCAGCACCATTGGTAAATGTTACCGAGCCATTGGCTTCTAGAGTCAAATTACTTGATCCATTGACCAAAGGACCCTCTAATTTAGCTCCGTGTATTACACCACTTGAATCAAAATAAACAAATGTAAATGGGCCAGATATAGAATTAAATCCAATGCCATATATGTTGTTGTTTAATGTAGTAAAGTTTTCGCCGTTAGCACTGGCTAGAGCAACATAAGCATTTGCTCCGCCTGTGGAACTTGGCCCAATGCCAATCGATCCTTCTGAATTTGAAACGCCTGGGTTTGCTCCGCTGGAAATAACTGCGCCATTGGCAAATGTTACATAACCATTGGCTGCTAATGTTAAAGTGCTGCTAGCATTGGCCAAATAACTACTTGGGCCCGTTGCAATGCCTGTTAACAAACTACCATTACCTTTAAAGTAAGCAGCCTGCACATTAGCATTGGTAGTAACGTTACCAGTTGTTGTAATTGTTATTGCGCTGTTGCTGGCCAAATAACTTGCAACATTGGCATTGCCATAAGTCGATGTTGCAATACCTGTTAACAAACTACCATTACCAACAAAGAAATTGGCAGTTACAAAGTTTGCGCCTGTTATATTACCAGTAGTGCCTGTGGCAATAAAGTTTGGAGCACTGATATTACCAGTTGTTAGAATAGTAACATTGCTGTTGCTGGCCAAATAGCTGGCTACATTGGCATTACTATAGCTAGTAACGCCAGTCAATTGACTACCATTACCAATGAAATACAATGCAGTGACATTACCCGCTGTGCTTATGCCGCCTGGTGTTACATTACCAGTTACGGTCAAACTAGTTAATGTTCCAACACTAGTAATATTGGCCTGTGCATTGGCTGTTACGTAAGTTGCTAGGCCTGCGCTGACTGCACTGCTGTTGCTGTTCAAAGGAACATAACCTAATGCAGTTGTAACGTTAGCACTGGTCAATCCTGTGACATAGGTGGCAGTTGTTGCTGTGTTGGCATTGTTGGCTTGACCTGCTTGTGTAGCATAAGCAGCATTGGCCACTGTGCCTGTGACATTAGCACCAGTAATGTTGGTTAAAGCTGATCCATTACCAATATGGTAAGCTGCTGTGACATTGGCTGAAGTTATAACATTACCTGTTAGACTTACTAAGTTGCCTGTATATGTTGGCAAGTATGCTGCCACGTTAACGTTGCTATAATTTGTGGCAATACCGGTTAGCAATGCACCATTACCAGTAAAATATAAAGCGTTGACATAATTAGCACCACTGATGTTACCCAATGTGCCTAAAGTTGATATGTTACCTGCTGTGATGTTACCAGTTGTGGCAATTGTTATGTTGCTGTTGCTGGCCAAATAGCTGGCTACGTTGGCATTGCCATAAGTTGCAGGTAAACCAGTTAACTGCGATCCATTGCCTAAGAAATAATTGGCAGTAACGTTGCCTGCTGTGCTTATGCCACCTGGTGTTACATTACCAGTTACTGTTAAACTTGTTAATGTGCCCACGCTGGTAATATTAGCCTGTGCATTGGCTGTTACATAAGTTGCTAAACCAGCTGTATTGGCCGTTGATGCGTTTGGAACATAACCAGTTACATTAGCGCCGGTCAAATTGGTTAAGGTTGAACCATTGCCTATATGATATGCGGCTGTGACGTTGGCTGTGGTTGTAACATTACCAGTCAATGATACTAGATTGCCAGTATACGTTGGCAAATAAGCGGCAACGTTAACGTTACTATAATTTGTTGTAATTCCTGTTAGTAATGCACCATTACCAGTAAAATAATTGGCATTGACATAATTGGCGCCGCTGATGTTGCCTAGTGCACCTGTGGTTGAAATATTGCCTGCTTGTAAATTACCTGTGTAAGTTGGTAAGAAAGCAGCAACATTGGTGTTGCTGTAATTTGTTGTGATACCAGTTAGCTGGCTACCATTACCAATAAAATATGCGCCAGTAACATTGGCACTAGTAATGACATTGCCAGTTAAACTTACTAAATTACCTGTGTAAGTTGGCAAGTAACTGGTTACGTTGGCATTGCTGTAGTTTGTTACAACACCTGTCAATTGACTACCATTGCCTAGGATATATGCACCTTGCACATTGGCTGTGGTTATAACGTTGCCAGTCAATGATACTAGGTTACCTGTATAAGTTGGCAAATATGCTGCCACATTGGCATTACCATAATTGCTGGCTGCATTGCTGTTCAAAGGAACATAACCTAATGCCGTTGTTACATTAGCACTGGTCAATCCAGTTACATAAGTTGCTGTTGTGGCCAAAGGCACAGTGCCTGTGACATTAGCACCTTTAATGCCGCTTAGGCCAGATCCATTACCAAAGTAATAAGCAGCGTTGACGTTGCCTGTGTAAACGGGCAAGAATTCTGCCACGTTGGCATTGCTGTAACTTGATCCTGTTAGACCTGTTAAATAATATCCATTACCAAAGAAATAAGGTGCTGTGATATTGCCCTGTGTGGTAATAACAACCGTGTTGTTTGCTGCCAAATATGTGGCAACGTTGCTGTTACCGTATGTGCCGCCTGTTGCAAATGCTTCTACTTGTGTATTGCCACTGGTCAGCGTAAATGTTACTGTGCCATTGTTGCTTAACAATGACAATAGTTGTTGAGCACTGTTTAGAATCGCACTGCTGCCATTACCAATGTATAAGCCTGTGGTATTAGTTACAGCTACATTGGTGTTACTTGTGATGTTGTATAATCCTGGCATTGTGGATTCCTTAGTTTACTGTGTATCGTCTATTTTTACGTGGCTGGAATATGCTGGTCATTTTAGTATGGCCGCCACTCCATTTGCCTTTGTTGTTTTGATCTTCAACAGTCAGCCAAGCTTCAGTAAACTTAGCACCCCATACTGCGGCATCATCTGGCATTTTACGTTTCAAATAATATTCACGTAGTGTGCCATAGATGTAACCTTCTGGCCAGCTTTGCAATACTACATTGTTTAACACCGGTTGATTATTGCTGTCTAAACTATACAACAAAGGCCAAGTTGTGTAGTAATACATATTGATTATAGTGCCTGTGCCTAAGGCTGGCACAAATTCATATACTTGACCTACTTCACTGAACTTGCCGCGATAGACCTGTTGAATGTTGATAGGAGCCAAATACATATTTTCAATAAGGCTTTGCGTAATGATATCTCTGTCGCCAATACGGTCATATACTACCCAAGGACCTCCACCGCCTCCACCTTGTTGTCCTTGTTGAAAGAACAAAATAGGTTTATTCATATCAGCCGGGATCGGAACTTGGCCNTTGCTGTCGGCTGTGCCAGTGACAGTATAAGGATTNGTTCTCAGNGCNGGTAATTCGATATTACGCATCGAAAGTTCTGCGAGATAGATACACTGTTTAATTTCAGTGTTGTTACTAGATCCTGTGAAATCTTCGATATAGCTGACTAA